AGAGCTTGAACTAACTGATCCGGTAGCAGATACAGAAGATGGAACAACACCAACCCCCGCAAATACAGTAACAGTATTAACTCCACCAGTACCTGATACAGATGGAGGTACTACAATTTGACTTGCAGAAGCAGTAACTGTAGTAACACCACCTGTACCGGATACAGATGGAGATGTAATATTAGAGGTACCTGTTACAGATACAGAACCTATAGATCCCGTAGCAGATACGGATGGAGGTACAGTGTTTTGGCCTACAGCTACTGAAACAGTTCCAGTAGCCGCAGACATTGCGGTTGGGGTGGCAGTATCCCTGTTCCAAGCGGCAGTATTCCAACCACGATTGGAATTATTCCACCCTTGAAAAACTACATTAGCATCTGCCACCTAACCAACCCTTGGAGTTACATAATTGGGCACTCTCAGTTTTGAGTTAAGCAATCCTAATAATAGCAGTACTTGCACCAACAGTAGGGAAAGTAATTTGAAACGTACCCCCGGTTGATGTCTTAGTGCCTCCAAAGTCAAGAGTACAAACCGTTTTATCACCATTTGTGTCGTTATAAATCATAGCCCCTCTTGCGGCTATTGTTGCGGTAGTAAAACTAATATCACCAAAATCTGTGACCCCAACTGTAGTTCCTTGATTTGTGGGAGCAACTTTAGTTAAAGTGCCTCCTCCACTTGAATAAGAACCACTGTTTCCAACTTGACCTGTTGTTGTAAAAGTAGCAGTAGCGGCTCCAATGCTTGCGGCAGTAGTATACAGTGCAAGTTTAAATGCATTCCCATTTGTCGCAAAGTTATGAGTTGCAGTCAACAACTCTTTTTTAAAAGTATTCGCCATAGCGGTAGTAATAGCCATTAGTAACTCCTCAAATTTTTAACTGTTTCCTCATGCCCATTTATACGCAACTCTGCATAAATTGTAGCTCTTTCTTCCTGACGGGCAAGTTTTAACGAATTATACATAACATCCCTTACTCTATCAGAAAAAACTCTTGCCTGTTCACGCAAAGGCATAGGAGAATTGTCGGCAACACTAATTATCTTCTTCATTGCTGATTCAATAATCTGCTCATCAGACAAACCTCCATTATGACTTGTCTGTACAAAAGGAGGCGTAATACCACCAACAGCACCTGTAAAACCATTAACCGACATTCTTTAATTCCTTTTTATGTATATGCATAGATTTTTCACTGTAATTTCTATCAAATAGCTGAGGTTTTATAGAGGTAACATCAGCAGGTTCAGGTAGTTCAGCTTTTGATTTTTTTGTAACAACATATTCATTGTCATCCTTAGGCACACAAATATAAGGATCATCAAGCCTATGATACCCATAAAGTTTTTCTGTAGGGGGAACATTATTATCAAGTAAAGTAGAATTAGGGCAAACCTCTATTTTAATCCCTTTTGTAACAGCAATGGAAAGCCAAAATTCACAGCATCCTCTCCCTGACTCAGCCATAGAAGGAAGATTAGCGTATGTATAATCTATTCCGTAAAGAGATATAGAAGATACTTTTTTATAAATTGCATATGCTATTGCATAAGGAACCGTATTATTTAAGTAACTTATCTTAAATTCAGATAAGACTTCTTCTATAGGATACTCTTGTATAGAAGGGACACGACTATCTAACTCACATGAATATATTGGATTTTTTTGTTCTTTATCAAGAAGAAACTTTCTTGCAAGAATTGTCTGCGTTCCTGCATTTTCAGTATCCAAATACCTTGAAGCAGGATCAAGCATAAAAGTTCTATCAACTTTTATGATTCCACCAATAGAATTGATACCCCAAACTTCATCAAAACTTTCACCCGCAACACTTTCAACAAGATAATCAGACAAAGACCTGCCCATAGCAAGAATTGCAATCCTGCTATTCAATAATTTTTCATGTTTATTTTTGTGTTGTTTAGATTTCATAGTATAGCTTGTACCCTGCTTTCCCCATTACGATAAGAATCCATTCTGTTTTTTCCAATACCAAGATCAAATAACTGCTTTAATGCTTCATCATATCTTTTTTGATAAAGATTCATTATATCTGCTTCACCCTTCATAAAAGTATAAGACTCTATTAAAGAACCGTAAAGCAAGACAGTAGTTGCATTTTTACTAAACCAACTTTCCGTTGTGTCTGAGGTAATTGATTTAAAAACAGCAGTTGCACCACTTGAAGATCCGGTTAGTGTTTCATCCAAAGTAAATGAAGAAAATATTGCACCCACTGTCAATGTAGTTGCATTGGGAAATGTTTTAACAATAGCAGTATTTCCACTAACAGAACCTGTAATTGTCTCACCTGCTGTAAAGGTTCCACTAGAACTAGCTACAGTTATAGTTTGTGAACTCTCAGTAATACTAACAGGGTCATAGTAATAATGAAGCTGAACTGAGTATTCTGCTGAAGGCAAAGGAGCAATAATAAATGTCGTATCATCAAACAACCCATAATACTTGGGCACACCTGATGTACTTAAAGATGAATATGCTTCACGCATAAAACTAACATCTTTATGCAGAAGAAACTGATAGTCATTGCTTCCATCAACAACAGCCATTGAAAAAACAGCAAGAAAATCAGAGGGAGTATTTAAAAAACGATTACTCTGACTTATTGTTCCTGTGACATTTTTCCTTAAATCAGGAACAGAAACAGATCTGTTTATTCGTTCCTCTGCCTGTTTTATAAACGTAGATATTTGATTCAGGAATGTGGTTTCCTGATTCTGCGTATAATCTATGATTGCTTGTCTAAGCTCTGTATAAGTCATAATTAAATTATTTTAGTGTTTTTCTTTTTAGAGACAATACCTGATCCACCACTTAGAACCATGCCACCTGAATTTTTTCTTTCTACATATAATGTATTAGGATCTAAATCTTCTTTGTTTATCACTCTTCTAGCTTTTGAAGGTTGTTGAAGATTGCTTTTTTCTTTTTCTTTTTTTGTAGCAGGTCTTGTAATAGGCCCAACACTAAGAAATTTTCTTTTTGATATCGGGACATCAGGATTTCTTTTATCTTTAATTTTCCCAACATCCATAGCCTTTCTTTTTTTTCTAACAAGAGAGTTATGCTCTCTTATTTCTTTTGGTGATACTCCCGGTATCTGACCTGAACCCCCAAGAAGACTTCCAGTATCAACATTATGGATAAAATCCATAGATTTTTTAGTAAGACTTTTTTTCTTTTTGTTATCTTCTTTAGACATATCAAACTCCTATTAAAATACTTAGGTATTTTTAGTCTTGCCCATCATTAGCATACAGGTTGTCGAATATTTGTGAAGTATCCATAGTATAATCTAAATCAGATTTTGAGTAATGCACATAATGAGAAGGCTTAAAATCAGGGGCACCTTCTCCACATTCAAACCAAGCAGGATGAGTTACCCTGACCCGGTTATTAGGAAGAGCCACAATATTACATTGCCACTCACAGTCTTCAAGAATCTCAAGGACATGACTTTGCTTATGTTGAGCAGGGTCATCTGCTATTTCAGATTCAGTATAGTCAACTGTAAATAAATATCTTGCAGGATAAAAGTTACCGCCTATCTTAGCAAGCCAAGGGGCAGGAGTAGCCCTGTCCATTTGATAAACACTTACAGTACTTGATGGACAATCCCAAGGCTGTGCATGATGTACAGGCATCACTTCAGGAACTTCATCCCACTCAAGAGAGTCACCAATCAATGCAGTGATTGGCATCCTTGCCCACATAGCACCGCCATGCACATTTTGATCACCTTCATCAAGACCTGTAAATATCATCTGAAAACCTAAACACCTTCCCGGTATTGCAGTAACACCAATTGCCATAGCATGAAGGACTTCACCATGATATCGCTCATGATTACAGGTGAACTCCCTTCTAACCCAACACTTAAAATGCGGGATATTACTATAAAGAAATGACAAATTATCCGTTCTTCCTAAAATACTGAGTTCTAGCGGCCCCACTGCCTCTAGCAACTGTAGCTCCTTTAGGTCTTTTGTTAACAGACATACCTGTCTTTTTCTTCATGACACCGCCTTTAGCATAACCTTTAGACTTCATCATCCCGCCTTTGGCATAACCCTTAGACTTCATCATGCCGCCTTTCATCATCTTTCCAACACCATCCATAGCATAAGTAGGGATCATCTTACCTGTCTTAGGATCTTTACTCATTGGTCTTTTGCCTGATGCCATTTTTTTAACAGCAGTTTTACCACCTTTTGAATAGCCTTTAGTCTTCATCTTTCCACCCTTAGCCATTCCTTTAGTTTTTATTTTTCCACCTTTAGCCATTCTCTTAGACTTCATCATGCCACCACCCTTAGCACCAAAAACTCTGTTAAATTCATCAAGTAAAGCCTGTTCTTCCATTTCTGTAACTGCTTTTGCTCTTCCTGTGCCTCCTGTAAATGGATCTCCTGATCTCATCATTTTTAAGTATTTACGATTGTTGTAATCATCAGGGACAGAAGAAAAGTCAGCACCTATTTCAGTAGCTTTTATTTTAGGGCGAAAATTCTTTACCGCTGTTGACCTACCCCCTCTAGTAGACTCAGTAAATTTTCTGCCCTGACTATCTGTTCCTTTATATGTTTTTCCTGTTGTCTCACCCTTTCTACTTGCAGATGCAATTTTGCTCACTTTTTCTGCTTTAGCAGTATCAGGGTTTCTATATTTTACTTTTCCTTTTGCTGTAGAAGTTGGGTTACTAATAACTTTTCTTTTTGTTGGTTTTATTCCTTTTCCTGATGCACCAAACTTATCAGCAGAAGAAGTTGTGGATTTTTTTACCACAGGTTTCTTTGTTACGGTTTTCTTTGTTACCGACTTCTTTGCTACGGGTTTTTTAGTAGCAGGAGAATCTTTTTTAATATAAGTTTTTCCTTCAAAAGTGACTAACTTTTGTCCTGATTTAAAAGATCCACCAAAAGGTTTATAATCTCTTTTAATTATTTCCTTTGTCATTTTTGCCATAACAAACTCCTCAGTTAAACTGTTACTGTAACTTCACCAATATGACCGACTGCCGCCTCAACACACCTCTGAGGATTTAATGTTTCTTCATTCAACAGAGGCCATTGAATAAAAGCACCCTCTATAAAATGGTCGGGACGAGGATCGAACAAACTTTGGGGATCAGATATGTTGACACGACCAAGGAAATTTTGAGGCTGATCAGGATCGAAAACATCACGACCAACCCGCATACCAGTACGAACCCCATCTCTGACTTCATATACAAGATCCTTCAAAGGATATCGAAAGCCTGTCCTGTCACAAAACCCAAACGCATATTTAGCTCTTGCATATACCTGCATTAATAAACTCCAAAACCCATCATAGGAACAAACCTTGAAGATGACCTGTCTCTGTCTTCTTGAGCGGCAAGTGCATATTGAAACTCATACTCTGCCTTTAAAGGTGCAACTCTTTCAGATGCTTCAGGTTTCTTCATAGCAACATAATACGCAAGACCTGCAACAAGACAAGGAACAAAACGAGAAGGGATTTGAGCATCACCTGATATTCCGGAACTTAGACCATCAACTCCCGCAAGATAAAAATAAGATATTTTATATGTTTCAGTAGAATCAGGAACAGGGTAAAGAGTAAATGTAGTACTAGACTTTAATCGTTGGATAAAAGCCTGAGTTGGCCTTCCCTGTTGATTCTTATTACTTTTTTGAGAATAAGTAGATACAGATATTCTCTGTATATTGTTATCTACCTGATCCGTTCCTGTTCCTGTACGCAATGACATCTCAATAACATCGATCATACTTGTATCAGTAAATGTATAAGATGCAGTTCCTGCGGTAAGTGTCTGCTCGGCATTAGTTACAGTCCAAAGGTTTAAACCACGGTTTTGCCACTCAAGGGTGATAAAATTTAAACTTCTTCTGATTGTCTTCAAGTCATAACCGGAACGCAGTTCAAGACCTGCTCTTTCATAAGCATCTTCAAATATTTCAGCTAAATCAGGTGTAACTACTGCCATGTTTATGCCTTTTGTGTATTACGATAAGATCGTGTTTTTTTAGCTATTTTTCTTGGTTGACTAGAGAATTGTTGGCCCTTAGCTGTATCTTTTCTTTTCTTAGCAGTAGTAGCGGCATATTCTTCTTTACTCA